AGCGCAAGGTTTCTTCGATTCCGAAGGGATTTAAAAGAGATAAAACTCTCAAGAGTGGGGGAACCGATATTAGCAAGCTTGTTGCGTCTTTACTTAAAGCCAAAAGGAGAGGCTGATGGCTACTTCGGGGGCCATATCGTTTAGCCCTGACGCCACAGAATTCGCCGAAGAAGCCTTTGAAAGATGCGGCATACAGTTGCGTGCTGGGTACGACAACCAGACCTCACGCCGTTCAATGAATTTTATCCTGACACACTGGGCAAACCGTGGGATAAATTTGTGGGCGGTAAAGCAGCGACAGCTTCCTCTAGTGACAGGGCAGGCGGAGTACTCCTTGCCGGCCGACATCATTGACGTTATTTCTGCCACAATACTTCGCGATGATGCAGACATTAACATCGGTAGAATTAGCCGGGAAGAGTTCTTGAACATATCAAACAAGGCGAGCCAGGGTCGACCAAGCCAGTGGTATGTCCACCGTGGGGCGGACTTCCCTGTTCTGAACCTATTCCTTACGCCAGAGAATTCGACGGACATATTTAAATACAATGCAATGGTTAGGATTCAGGATATATCCAAGGCTATTGACGAGGTTCATGTCCCGTTCAGGTTCTACGAAGCGTTCGTGGCTGGTGTCGCGTACCACATTTCCGTCAAGCGCGCACCAGATAAGGTGGCGATGTTGAAGGCGATGTATGACGAAGCATTTGCAGAGGCCGCTGCTGAAGATAGGGATAGAGCCCCGCTAAAAATCATTCCCGATGTATCTGCGTACTATAGGGTGTAGTTATGGCGTTCGCGACAGGGAAATTTTCTTTAGCGATTTGCGATAGATGTGGAATGGAGTATGGGTACTCGGAGCTGAGGGAAGAGTGGACTGGTCTCCGCACATGCCCTGAATGCTGGGAAGAGAAACATCCCCAGCTACTCCCACCACAAACAGTTAGAGACCCAGAGGGCCTCGAGAATCCCAGGCAAGCGAGGACAGAACCGATGGTTGCATATGCAGGCGGCCCTGGAGAATTCGGGCTAAATAGAAAGCCGCTGACTTTTAAGTTTTCCGTTGGGCGTGTGACGGTGACTATATCATGAATTATAACCAGCTAAAGCAACAGGTACAGGACTATCTGCAGACGTCTGAGGCTACGTTCGTAAACAATATAAACTTTTTTATACGTTCGGCCGAGGAAAGGATCTTCGAGGAACTTGAGTTAAACCTGTTCAAGGAGACCAAGACGTCCACGCTAACGACCGGTAACAGATTCCTCACCCTGCCAGATGACTTTCTGAATGCGATATCGTTCGCTGTTGTTGTTGACGGAGAGCACCGATTCCTTGACAAGAAGCATTCGTCATTCATGCAAGATTATTCACCGAATATCACAGACGTAACGAAAAGGGACGCCCCTAAATATTATGCCGACTATGACGCGGAGCTTCAGACATCGACATCCGCTGGCTCAACATTGTCGATGGCCCCTATCCCCGACAAGGATTACTCTGTTGAGCTAACGTACTATTACAAGCCAGCCTCAATAACGGACCTGAGCATTTTCAGGTCAGTCACCTTGGGAGACAACCCATTAACCACAGGATCTGCTGGGTCAAATGTCATAACAGTGAACGACTCAGCGCATGGCTCAGATGGTCAAACCCTGGCCACGATAGCGTCAGCCACAGCGGTTGATGGCATTGCCGCATCCGTGATTAACGCGACGCATCAGGTTTCAAACGCATCAACGAATTCGTTTGAGATAAAGGTTAACTCGTCTGACACGACTGTTGTCAGTGGCGCGAGTGCAGGGTCGACGTCTGGTGGCGGATCGGCTGTTACAGCGGTGTATATGAGCGGTGGCCATAGCTGGATAGGGACGAACGCGGAAACGGCCTTGCTGTATGGCACACTGTCAGCAGCTATGCTCTTCCTCAAGAGCGAAGATACCGATAAGCAGTTTGCGGAAGCTCTTTACCAGGCTGAGATTGCCAGGCTTAAGGTTAGGTACAGTGGGCGTAACCGGCTCGAAGAGCGTAGGCACGACAACCTTATTGTTCCGGTGCAATGATGCCAACCATCACGAATGCAATATGTGCCACGTTTAAGGATGAGGTCATGGGTGGAACTCACGACCTCGACGCGTCTGGTGACACGCTGAAGATCGCTCTGATAAAGAACCTTGAGTCGCTTGCAGTAGACTCATTCGGCGTTGAGACGACTAACTACTCAGATCTTACTGGCAACGCAAACGAGGCGACAGGGAGCGGGTACACGGCTGGTGGAGCTACCCTCGCAGGTCAGGTCGTGGCCAACGACGGGTCGACGGCTTATCTGGACTTCACTGACGCGAGCTGGACGATTGATGGCATTGTCACAGCAGGCGGAGCGTTGATATATAATTCTTCGCAAGGCAATAAGGCCATTGCCGTAATTGACTTTGGTTCGGCCAAGACGGCGAACAACCAGACATTCGTGATAGAATTTCCAGAGGCCAGTGCTAGCACGGCGATTATTAGGTCGAATTAACGAAGGGGCAATAAGATGGCTGGAACAATAACGAGTGCAATGTGTACCTCTTTCAAGGATGAACTTCTTGGTGGGACGCATGATCTTGATACGTCAGGGAATACATTCAAGATTGCGTTGATCTTGCCAGAGGCTAGTATTCCAAGTGGAGCCTTCGGTGCTGCAACGACGAATTACTCTAATGTCACTGCAACTTCAGCCGAGTCTTCTGGCACTGGATACACGGCAGGTGGCGTTGCGCTAGCCAGCCAGGTTGTAGCTAACTCAGGAACCACTGCGTTCGTAGACTTTGCCGACGCTGCATGGACTATCTCTGGTACTGTGAGCACGGGTGGAGCCATAATTTACAACACCTCAGCATCCAGCGCTTCTGTTTGTGTTATCGATTTTGGCGGGACACAAACCGTATCTGGAGGAACCTTGACTATCGTGTTTCCTGCCGCTGATGCGAGTAACGCAATTATTCGTATAGCATAAGGGGGGGTCAACCGTGCCTGACCTCAGGATATCTTGGGCCGGATGGTCGGCCATAGATCAGGCGTGGGGAGAATCGACTTGGGGAAACAGTCCCGATGCGGTTACCCCCACAGGGACTAGCGCATTAGGAACCACCGCTTACCAGATTAGCCTTGTCCCGGTAGCAGTGGTAGGGACTGTATCACTCGGAAGTGTTGCGGTTAGGGTAGCGGCCACGACATCGGTTATTTCGTCGGCTGGTACGAGCGCACTCGGAACGACATCATCTACTGTCACTGGGTTCAGCGTTCCTGGGTCAGTGGGAACCATGTCGATTGGCAGCCCATATATGCCAAGGTGGGGTGATGTCTCAATCCAGCCAGCGAATACGTGGACGAGCGAAAACGAAGACGTTGAAACTGATTGGGCCGCCGTATCAGGAACGCAAGTAGCGGTATGGTCGAAGGAGACATAGAATGACAGAAGAAAAAGAGTCCCAGCCAGCCAGCATGCCGGGTCAGAGTTTTGAGATTGAGCTTGGAAAAGTTCAGATCGTCATTGAGGAAGACAAGAAAGACGGTCAAGAAGAAGGGAAGGAATAAGCTATGTCCTCTACACATTCGGTTAACGGGATTGAATTAATAGCCACGGGTGAACAGAGCGGAGCTTGGGGTGCGGCCACTAACGACAACTGGGCCCTGATTGAAGATATGGCCGGCGGCTATGCCAGCATTGCGCTTTCCGATGCAAACCAGACGCTCACGATGACAAACGGCGCATCAGCCGGTATTCGCAATAAGGTGGTCGTATTTACCGGTAGCCTTTCGACCACAAGAACAATTACGGTTGCTGGGACGACGGCTCAACAGTTGTGGGTGATGAAGAACTCTGCTGGAGCAAGCATTATCATCAAGCAGGGGTCTGGTGCTGCAACGACCACGATAGCTAATGGCGACATGGCCTTTGTTTACTGTGACGGGTCGGACGAAACACATCAGGTTATCCTTAATGCTAACTCTATTGGCACTGGAGTTCTTACGTTAACAAAGGGAGCGGATGTCGCCAGCACGGCAGGTGTGATGACGCTGCCAGCAACGGGAAATTACTTCGACATAACCGGAACGAACAGTATAACTGGAATCGCTACCCTCGGAATCGGAACCTTCGTTACGCTTCACTTCGATGCCGCTGCAACCCTCGTCCATCATTCCACCAATCTAATCATGCCAGGAGCCGCAAATGTTGTCTGTGCGGCAGGGGATGAATTTACGTTCGTGGAATTTGCCAGCGCAGACTGGAGATGCGTCAGTTACGCACTCGCTTCTGGTCAAGCCATTATTGGCGGAGTTGGTGTAAAAGGCACAGATGTAGCTAGCACAGCCGGTGTAATGACTCTCGGAGACGGTACATATTTCGATATTACTGGCACGAACTCTATAACTGGAATCGCCACTCTTGGAATCGGGAAAGAAGTTACCTTACATTTTGACGCCGCTGCTGTGCTGGTGCATGACGCTACGAACTTTGTGCTTCCGGGTGGAGCTAATATCACCTGTGCTGCTAACGATGAGTTCACCTTTGTAGAATACGCATCTGCTGATTGGCGGTGCGTGAGTTATGTTCTGGCAACTGGCCTCGCCATCGGTGGTGGCAACTCCACGACGGACGGCTTGTACGAGCACAGCTTCACCATCGCTGGGGCATACACCATTGGGACCGGCAATAACGCACTATCTGCTGGGCCAATCACTATTGGTTCTAGCGGCTCAGTGACAGTTCCGGCGACTTCAACTTGGGTCATCGCGTAGGAGCGAATAATGGCAAATGTAAAGATTCAAGGAAATGCGAGCGGCTCAGGTGTCCTGACTATCACAGCACCGAATACTGATGCGACACGGACTATAACGCTGCCTGACAGTACAGGAACGATTCAAACAGTAGATGGGGAATCTTATTCGCCTCGTGGCCTCATTTGCTCGAACGATAGTGATGCTGCCCATGATGTCGCTATCAGCGTAGGCGGCGTGAAAGACGCTACCAACACAGTGAACATTACTCTTGCGGCCATACTCACGAAGAGAATAGATG